CCACTTTTATGCTCCTGATGAAGAAAGGGCCGGGTTATCCCCGGCCCCCATGTTGTCAGAAAGGAGCCTCTTCGTCATCCTGAATCAGGTCGCCGAACAGCGCCTTCGCGCTGGCCGACCTGAACACAGCCGGGGTGCCGGGGTCCACAACCAGCACCGCCTGAAGCCGCAGGGCCAGCATCTTCTTCCGGGCTAGTGCGGAGTCGTAAATGAACGGCCGCACCAGCGCGCGAATGACGCTGCCAGAATACGCTCCGCCCGGCTGAACAGGCCTACCCTTGCGATCAAAGATGGGCGGCTGGAACTTGGTCTTCGCCTTGAACACAAGATAAGTCGGGTCAATCCCCTGGTAACGATCGCCGACAGCCGGAAAAGACTCGGTGATCAGCTTAGCCATCACACGCGCATCAACACCAGCCGCATGCGCAAATGAGGCAGTGAACTTTTCAAACTCATCAGTATCGGGGTCCACGGCAAACTGAACCCCATACTTGTTGTCACCGACAACCCTGCCATCCTTCAGGGTGCGCGGCTGGTCAGGCTCCCAGAAGTGCTCGTATATAACCACGCCGTGAGGCGTCGGAATCGCGTTGTTCTTGTGGTCACTCATGATACGCTGCTCCTCGTTTGTGCTCTCAGTTACTTGCGGCTAGGTAGAGATAAGACGGTTTACGCTGCGACAGCCGCTCGACAACCTCCTTCACCCCTGCCACATTCCCGAACCTATCGATAATCTGGGTCGGCGTCAAGACGTTAACCGACGTAATCTCGTTCTCGGGAAGAAAACCAGAAAGCGCGGAGATAACCTCTTCGTCGCTCACTGTCCAAGCAAGCGCCCCCGCGCGGCTCTTCGTATGCAGCCCCGGGACTTCCGCCCCAGACTGGATCATGCGGAGACCCACTCGTTCGGCCGCCGTAATCCAATCCACGACTCGCTTCTTCAGGCGAACCGCCCGCGCAATCATTTCGGCGTCGGCTTGCTCTGGCGTCACTGTTTCTGTCATGTTCACAATCTCCTCAAATTCTGCACGACGGGCTGGACAAGCCAGCAAGGCCGGGCAGTATTGGCAGTGATCCCCTGCCACCGGCGGTTCATTTTCAGCCCGCTTCAGCCGGTTGATAACTTCCTGCAAAAAAGCGCCAACAAAGGCCGCATCCTCTACCACTTCATCCCATCCGTCGGCGGCGGCCTGGGGATGGCGCGGCTGGCAAATGGCGAGCCGAACGGTGCGGATTGACCGATTGTGAAGTCGGTTTTGGATCAGCCCGGCGGCATAAAGCAAAAGCTGCTGGTTACCCTCGGCCGGAACCAGATAGCCCGCACCATGCTTGTAATCCACGACGCAAAGCGTCGTGCCGTCATCCGTGAGCGCCCAGAAATCGGCGGTCCCCCAAATGCACGGCTCTTCCGAAATGACAACCCGCGTCTCAACTCCCCAGTCCGTCGCCCGTGCAACCAAATCGCTCAGGCGCTCCACTGCAAAGCAAATCGCGCGGCGGCTGTCTTCATTAGCAATCAAATCGAATCCCTCGGCGGCATCCTCCCGCCGCAAGCGAGCAGCGGCAAATGCCACCTCATATGTAGCGCCCGGCCGCCGCAGCATCTCTTCCAGCACTGCCATGGCAGCGGTTCCGGAAAGCGCATAAGGCGAAGTGTTGTCATTCTCAATCCCACGCTGCTTTGCTTCTTCCGTCAAACGAATGGAAGCCGGGCAGGAAAGCCACCGCTTCGCAGCGCTCGGGCTGTAAACCGAATGCGCTGGTGTCGTCACGACACTTCAACTCCCATCACTCGCGCCAGTTCGGGCAGCAGCGATTCCGGCGCGCTCTGAAGCCCGCGCGCCCCTCGCTCGTGAAGGAATGATTGCATAACCGGAATCAGCTGCGGATTGGCAACCAGCGCGGCCTTCAGCTTAACCCTCAGGTCAGCGGCCGTGGCAGCCGGGGCAGCAGGGGCAACCGGAGCAGCGGGGGCAACGGGGGCAACTTGCGCGACGGGGGTTGCCGGGGCAGCCGGACGGTTCATCAGAACCTCCTTTGCCAGCCGCCGCACAAGCATGGCCTGCGCCTCGGCAATGGCTTCCTCCGGGTTCTGCCCTGTCGGGACGGGCCCGGCTACCTCAACCGTCCCTTCAATGTGCTGGTAGTCGCCAAGATTGTAGCGCCGCGTGATGCTGGCGCGGAACGTCATGGTTTCACTCATGATGCTCGGGCCTCCTTTCGCCCGCGCGGAAGGTTCTATCGGATAAGCCCGGCGGAGTCAAGGGCGCAATGTGCCACGCGCGCTTTCTCAACTGCGCGGCGGATGATGCGGGCGGAAATGCTTCCTTCCGCGACCAGGAACCGAGCCAGCACCGGGTTCGCCTGCCCCACCCGGTGCAACCGATCAATCGCTTGCTCATTCTCCGCCGGGACCCAAGACGGTTCAAGAATAACCAGCGAACATGCAGCGCGCTGCAATCCATCAATCCCCGTTCCGGCGGCCTGAATGTTCCCGATGAACAGCCGACACTCGTTGTCTTCAACGAATGTCTTCACCGCCGTTTCGCGCTGCGAGGCGCTATGCTGGCCCGTGACAATCTGCGGCTTGTGGTGTGCGAACAGTTCCGCCAGCTTCGCCACTACGTCAAGATGCCAGCAAAAGACGACGATCTTGCCGTCTGATTCAATCATGTCTTCGATGACTTCCTTTGCGGCGCTGGCCATCTCAAGCCCCATCTCGCGCCGAATGGAAGCGACGGCCGCCTGCTGTTCGAATGTCAGCGTGTCCAGATGATCAATATCGATATCCAACAGGCGCTCACGCTGCACCAAGACTTCAAGCTGGCGGCTGCCAACATCCAGCACATCGTAGATTTTCGCAGGCATCTGCGGCGCGGCGGCGGCTTTGTCGCGCCTGACCATGAAACCGCAGCGCAGCCGTGCTTGAAGCTCTTCCAGGCGCGACACGGTTTCCGACCGAACAAAAGCAATCGTGCCGTCCTGCTTTGTGACCTGCATGATCTCGTATTTGTTGAAAGCTTCCTTGAACGCGTCAAACGACATGAAGTCGATGCTCTCCCAGTCAAGCGCGCGAGCCAATCCGTAGATTTCCAGCGGCCTGTTGGGAAGCGGCGTGCCGGTCAAAGCAATCACGCGACTGGCACGGCCAAGAATGCCGGAGTGCCTCCCTGCCGCCCACGACCCGAGAATATGCTTGGCCCGCGCGGAAGAATGGTTGCGGAGATAGTGAGCCTCATCCAGGATCACCGCATCCCATTCGGTCGCCCCAAGAGCCGCGCTAATCGCAGGCTGTTTGGCGCGGTCATAAGAAATCACCACCACTCGCGCAGTAGGGTGAATACGCATGCCGTTGACAACCACCACACCATGCGTTGCGCACGAGCGTAGCGGCCGAAGCCACCGCATGGCGGCGTCTCGCCATTGGCGCGTGATCGCCGCTGGGCAAACAACAAGAATCCTCCGCGCTTCCGTCGCGTTGCACACTGCTAGCGCCTGGACCGTCTTCCCGAGACCCATCGGATCGGCAATCAACGTGTGCTGACGGCGCAGTGCATACCGCACTCCGGCCGCCTGAAACGGCATCAATGATTCACCGTCCGGCATCCAAAGCGGGTCGCCAGGGTCTTCCAGCGCAAAAGATGCACGATATTCCGCAAGCAGCGGCTCAAGCCGCAATGTGGCGCTTTCGTCGGCATATTCTACCCACGGAAGCGCAGCGAACGGCAGATACCCAGGCTTCCCATGCGCAGCCACCGTGACCCATTCAGTCCCGCCGCGACGCACAGGTAGCCAACAGCGCGCCAAGCTCGGTAGGTCCGACCGCTTGGCGGCTTCTGGGCTTAATGTGAGACGGAAAGCGGACAGGTCGGCATCAAACGTCAGGCTTGCTAGCGACACAGGCAGGCACCCTCTGGTCAGATCGCACTAGGTGCCCGATAGCATATTTTTCAGGAAGGTTGCAAACGCAGAAACCACCGCCGCAACCGCTGCTGCAACGCCCAAGAAATAATGGCGCGTGCCCTCCAAAACGCGCAAGCGCTTCTCATGGTCATCCATGGTTGGCGCAAGTCGGTCTTCAATCGACTTGACACGAGCATGAATATCCACAAGCAACGCTATTTGCTTTTCCTGGTCCATCCGCGCCATCCTGTTTTATCAGATTCAGTATGTCGCTGCCTCAGCAAAAGCTTTTGATAGCGTCTGCTCTAGCACCTCGCCGGAAAGGCCGAGCACCTTGCCTGCCAGCGCAACAAGCAGAGGATTGGTCGGCTCATAAACACTAGCATCTTCCCATTCGATGCGCGCTTCGGTGCGCTGCGGTTCAGGCAGGGCATCGATTGCCGCTTCAACAGCCGAGAGCGGGATGCCGTTGCGCACTAGCCAAAGGCGCAGCTGCCGCCGCGTGACGGCGCGCGGCGCGCGCTCCTCTGGCATTTGCTTGCTCACCTCCGGTTCCGGCGGTGCGGGCATGGGCACCACTTCCCATGCCATGCCAGTCCAACGCGCGAAGTGCCCCTCCGGCGCTTCGGGCGGCGGGGTCTCGACCGCACCGGCTGGGATCAGCCAGACGCCGGGTTCCAGCGGGCTTTCGTCGGCTTCCGTCGGGCCGACATAACGGCCGTCCGGCCCTGTCTGGTAGACGATCTTTGTGCTCATGCGCGCGGCTCCTTAGTATTTAATGCAATACATCAGCGCCACGTTGCGCGGCCGGGTCTCCGCCGCCGTGCGCGGCATGCCATTGGTGCCGTCCGAAACCGGGCCGCCGGTCGTAGTCTCATAGGCATAAGTGCTACCTGTAGGCTGACCAGAGCTGGTGCTTCCGTTGTTTCCCCAGAAAGATGTCATCGGCGGTTTCGGCTGATGGAAATGCCCCTGGAAGGCATCCAGCTGCGCCGTGCCGAAGCCGCGCCCAGAATCCACGCCACGGCCGTCATCGTAGCCGCGAATGAATTCGCCGCGCAGATCGGGCAGGTTGAACGTGGTGGAACCGTCGCCTGCGCCGTAGGTCGTGCCGATGGCGGCAAACAGGTTGGCATAAGTAGTGCGCGAGACCGCCGCGCCGTTGCACTTGAGCCACCCCGTCGGCACGCTGCTGCGCGCAAACGCCATCACCGCCCCAGGCGGGGCCATGTAGTCAGCATAAGCCTTGCGGACCACGTCATTGTTGTCGGTCGGGTCGACAGCTGGAACGCGCGGCAGGACACTGCCGAGGAAGGTCCAGCGCCCGGTCGCACGGTCCACCGTGAAGATGTTGCTAAGAAATACACCAGCATCATCATAGCGGCTTAAATAAAAAGCCGAGCCAGCATTCCCGCCAGACTCTGCATCGTTCCACGCGAAAAGCTGCCACCGCAACACTCCGTTAGTGCGGAACTGCATCCCCCTGGTTGTAACAGTCGGGGAATCAAGCCGCAGCATTGGCGCTGACTTGGAGATAGTCAGGTCGCCCGTCATGGTGTCGCCTGATTTCAACACGTAGTTCGTAGGAGCCAAAACAGAATCTACATATTGCTTCGTTGCCGCATGCATTGACGATGATGGATCAGCATGCAGCGTCAGAAAACCGGTCATTGTGCCGCCTGCTTTGGCGACAGCGCCAATATCCGCAAGCCCTGCCGAAGCAGAGGACTGCGTCATGAACGAAACAGCCCAAGGCTGAACAGCGACAATAGTGTCCGTCAGTTGCTTGGCCTCAGGATCACCTGTAGTATCGTTAAAATACAGAACACGACCTTTGCGGTTTTCTACTGTCGGGAGCGTATTGGCAGAAAAACCGGCTTCACCAATAGGCAAGACAATAGATCGATTCTGCACAACATCATTTATCTGCTGCATACCTTTTACGATCTCATCGAATCGATTTTCAGTAACTACAGCAGGGAACGGAGTATTAGTCTTGTAGACATCTGGCTGAAGAAGCGAAACCTGCCTGAACAGAATAACACGCCTGCCGCTAGACGGGGGGTTGACAAAAATAACCCCGCCGCTTCCGAAAGTATAATCTGTTCCAAGTGTTTGCAAAGAAAGAACACCTGTCGTCGGGTCGAATAAATAGACCTTCAAGTTGGCAGAAGTCACACCGTCAATAGGAGAAAAGGAAAAGAAAGTCGCCACACCGTTTGCGGTGTGGACAACACGAGCAACTTCCGAAGAAACTGCCATTTTCC